TGTTACTAATACGATCAGGCTCTGGCGTACCAGCTATAACGCGCTTTTCTGGTGAGATGATATTCATTCTGCGCTCTAGCGTTTCTATTCGATCCTGAAGCGCTTTAACGTCTGCTTGTAGTTTAATACTCATGCAACTGTAACCTCTGTATAGTTTAGTTTGCCCCATTTGGGTTTTGCTTTTGGCCCCCAAAGCGACATCATTATAGCGTCTGACATATTAGGCGACTTAATGCCCAATGCTTTCATTTCCACTTTTGTCATAATCTGATAAAGACCAGTATTGTTTTCTTTAAGTGGAATACGGCAAACCTCGGACCTTAAACCTTGCAAATTCTCTATGCCTTCGGAATCCAATGATATCATATCCTCTGGCGCAACATAATCACCCTTTACGACGCAACGATAAGTGTTGTAAAACCGCCTGGACATTTCCATGTAATACTGCGCTCGGTTATTCTTGAACGTGTCTGAATAGGTCTTCTGCTCTTCTTTCGCTTCCTCTTCTGATCGCATATAGACAGATTCTGCTTGATCTTGCCCTTTGCCGGACAACGAACCTCTAAACATGTGATACTGGCAGCGCTTACCGCTCAAACTGTCAGAAACTTGACGCTTTAAACCTGTGCCCATCCCGTCACCATCCCAGACAAACCAATCAGCGCGATCTCGAATCGCGTTAGCCAAGGCCCAGTCGCAACCCTCATCCACTTCGCCGGTCGTCTTTTCCAATACTTTTTGAATTATGGATCCATGTCTTAGCGCATAACCTTTCGAGTCGTTGCCGGTGTCGCTCGGATCATGCGAAGCAATCTTGACGCCTTTTGGCTTGAATACCGCTTTCAAGTGCTCAAGCTTGTGCGCATCTATTGCAGCGTCAAACCATTCCGGCTTAATGATAGAATTATCAACCTGGTCGTTCGTGTGACCTAGCCAAATATGGTCGTATTCTGCACGACTCTTGGTCTCTTTGTGCTTCAAGCGCAGCTTCTCCAAGTTGTCAGGAAAAAACGGATTATGGCAATAATTAGCCTTGATGATGATATGTAGATCATCCTCATAATAACCATCGCGCTCTAACTCTTCCTCAAACGGCTTAATGAACTCCTGATAAACGGGATCGGCGCTTGATTCAGGGTTGAACGTAAGCCATAGCTCTGCGTCATCTTTACGCAGCGTTGGTATCAACAAGTCTAACGAACGCTTACTAAGTGTCGCCGCTTCCTCAACCCAGAAGTATTTAAAGCCGTGCATAGATTTCACGCTTTCAGGATTGCGAGCCAAGCCCTTGTAAGTTATTAATCCACCCGTCTCTATTTCAATATGATTCCGACCAATCGAAAAGCCATCCAACTCTAGCCGGTTAATCTCTTCTTCAAAGAGCGCGTGCACTGAATCATCTATCGAGTTCATCATCTCACGCATACCGCTCGCTTTTGCGCCTTCTGTTTGACACTTCATGAGCAAAAGATCGGCTACGGTCATGGATTTGCCTGAATTATGATTAACTATACCATTTGATAAATAGTTATTTGTTCCAAATACGTGCAAATCCCAATACTTTTGGCGGGAGTGCTTGCGGATCACTTTCACATCACTATAATAGAAGTCCCCACAACTATTTGGAGAAGTAAATGAGCGATCCGAAGCAAAACTATCGCAAGAAGTATTCTGAAGCATGTAGAGCTGCTTTTCAAGATTTCCAGCTTGACCTATCAGGCTGTAGAGATCCAGAAACAGTCTCGCTGGTAGCGTCGCTTGCATCAGAGGGATTTTACAGCAAAGAGATTGCTGTAAAAATCGGAAAAACACCAAAAGCCGTTCAAAAGATATTTCGCAGATACAATTTTCCAAAACTTCATAATATAGCGCCTCCAAAAATGGAAGAGCGGTATGACTGGAAGCATGGCGAAAAGCTAATGAAAGGTTATCTTTACAGAAGAACGCCAAATCATCCGAACGGAACAAAGCACGGCAACTACGTTGCTGTGCATCGCTTAGTAATGGAAGACAAGATGGGCCGATACCTTTTGCCAAGCGAGGTTGTTGATCATATTGACGGAGACATAACAAACAATCACCCAAGCAATCTAAGAGTTTTTTCTTCAAATGCTGAGCATCTTCGAGAGACTCTAAAAGGTCGGTGTCCAAATTGGACTGAAGACGGCAAGAGGCGTCTTCTTGAATCTGCAAAGCGCAAGAGTCTGAAATCGAAAGCTGATTAAGCATCAGCCAACCTTTATCAGTTAGGAATTTGTGCTCATCTGTCGTTATGATAGATGAGCCGTTCTCAAACTCAACGTAATATAACTGCTCAACTGTGCAGGAGTACGCTGGTGCCGCTTCTGCCAACACCTTGCGCCCGTTGTCATACGACCACACAAGCCCACCTTTGAAGTCTTTTATAGGAATCTGACCTCTAGGCGTATCTATAGGTGTGTCTGGGTGTACACAGCCGCGTCCACCGTAAACAATCTTAAACTTCTTAGGCTTCAGTAGTGGCTGTAGTTTCGCTGGAATCTGAAGACTCGGCACCGATAACCTCTACTGTGAACTTGTTACTTGTCTTGATGTCGCCACCATCCGCGCCTGTAATCTCTACAGACTTAAGATCCGGCAAGAATTTCTTGATTAGTGCCAGCTTAGTATCGATAGCAAGCTTTCTGCGCTGCAGGCCCAGGCTATCAATCTGTACATCTTTATCCATCAGCTCCGTTAGTATTGTCTCGACGTGCTGAATGTGGCCGCCTGTTGCAAGCTTCGCCCTGATAGCGTCTTGCTTTTCGCCTCGTATTTTTTGTGCTCTTGTTTTAGCCATAATTTTCTACTCCTTAATATCAGTCCTTTCGGGTATTGATTGCCCGCGACGCTTCACAGCGTGTTTGGGCTGATAGTTTAGCCATACTATCGGCAGATAGTTGATCGACCTCCTACTTAGTGGCAATCTATATCCTTGTCGGGAAATTCTTTACGCAATAGTAAATGTGCTAGTAGTAAAGTCTATTGTTAGTGTTTCGCCACTTGCCAGCGTTAAATCTGAACCGTAATCGTACCAGCACACAAGCGGATCAGCCGGTGATGTTGGTGTATTGTTGTAAATAACAACATAACGAAAAGTAGCTACAGCTCCCGAAGCTGTTAGCACCAGGTCGCTAAATAACTGTGTAAACGTGCCTGACGTTTGTCCGCTTGAAGCCGTTGTTAAATCTCGGCTAGATAAATTCGTGTAACTGATTTGCGTTAAATCAGCTAACACGCTATTGGTCGCTACTGGTGCGTTCGCCGCTGCACATAGCGCTACTGTGAATTGGTCAGTCGAGCATGTATGTACACCCTCGGCCATGTCTTCTACGAATTGATTGAACTTGCTATAAACTGCCATCGGTTAACCCTCTATATTCCAAATTGTGTTTGAGTCTGTTTGTGTTGTCCACGTTGTCACGCTATCAGTCTGAACAGTCCAAACTTGACCGCTGGCACTTAACATAGCGTTGTTACCATTATACACATAATTGCCAGATTCGGCATTTAGGCGAATAGTGGTACTAAAAGTAACGTCTGTCCCAGTGTAACTGTAACTACCGGCATCAGCTGTTAGCGAATAGCCAAATGTCAATCCAGCATCCGTACCTGTGCAAGTGTATGCGCCTGCATCAGCCTCAACTAGCAGCGCTGCTTTTAGATCTGCGTCTGTACCACTTACTGAGTAAACACCAGTATTAGCCGCAAGAGTAAAATCACCTGGACTCTCGAAAGTAAGGTTTGCATCGGTGCCAGAATACGAATAAGCGCCTGTGTCAGCCGTCAGCGTGCCGTCTCTAGTCAGCGCGTTAGCTGTGCCCGAATATGTGTATGATCCTGTATCGGCTGTTAGTAAGCGGTCAGCTAGTAGCGCGTTAGCTGTGCCGCCATAGGTATATGAGCCGCTATCAGCATGCAGGCCATAACCGCTTGTTAGGTTTACATCAGCACCCGCATAGCTATAGCTGCCAGATGCGGCATCAAGTAACACGCCGAGCAAAAAACCGCCATCTGCACCGGTTGCTATATACTCGCCACTGTCTGCCGTTAGAGTAAAAGCGTTACTAGTAGCTGCAGCGCCCTTACCGCTTAGCGGCTTAGCTCCTATCGGGCTGTTAGCTATCATTCTCTAACTTCTCTAATCTATCTGACAGCTCAGCAATATATAGATGTTGAGTTTCGATAGTTGCCCATAATTGATTTACTAATTGACCAAGTGACGAACCGCCCTTTTCCCACTCTTCACGACCAATAATGGTCGAAAGGTGCTTATTCTTTTTAACGAACTCTATTTCATCTGAAAGAGGCTTTATTTCGTAGCCCTGCCATCGTTCATCGATTGGCGAGCCATCGTAAGCAATTTCAAAAATATAATCCGTTAGCAACACGCCGTCATCGTAAACGCCTTGAGCATTGATCGTTCCAGCGCCCTGACTGCCGCCCGTAGGTGATCCCCAGACCAAGCCTCCGTCTGTACCGTCCACATAGCCTTTTGTTGACAATGATTGCAGTGCTGTCCCGCTTGCCCCAGCATCAGAGGTTTGAAAGTTAAGCGCCCCGCCTGCCGCGTTGCCCGTACTCTTACCACCCGCTACGTTTAGCGCTTTTGCTACGTTATTTGTACCTGACCCACCGCACGCTTGAATTGTCGGTGCTGTGCCGCTTGAATGAGTGATGCCGTTAAAGTAAAAGTCTGTTATCTCGCCTTCTGTCGGATAAGCAGCGTTACCGAAAACAGCTTGGCGAGTTGCCGTTGAAGTAATGCGATAACCAAGCAGCAAGCACGAATTGTTATTGTTGCCAAGGCGATAACCTAAACCGTAAGTATAATCTGCGCCCGACGCGCTCGTAGTCTCTGCACCTATGATCGAATTACGTCTGCCGCCACCAGATGCGCCACGGTTTTGGTCGCCCATCAAACAGTTACTATCGCCAGAGCTTAACTCATCACCCGCGAAGCGGCCCATGATCGTATTCCCTGCGCCGGTGTGGGTGGTTGTGCCACCGTAAGCATCTTTGCCTACCGCCGTATTGTTGCTAGACGTTGCGCCTTTACCAGCATCCTTACCTATGTAAGTGTTTAGCGTACCAGTCGTGCAAACGTCCCCCGCATCAGTACCGACGAAAGTATTTTCTTGCCCAGTTGTCAATGAAGCGCCAGCGCCGTGACCTATAAGCGTTGTATCTACACCACTCATGGTTTCGTTGCCTGCGTCTTGACCAACTCTAGTTACACCCGCTATCGGGTTTTCAAACTGCGTCTTACCGACTGTAAAAGCAGGATTGACGATAGATGCCGTGTGAGAAGTGCTGACAGTGATAGCTGCATCACTATTAGTTGATTCTTGAACAGTGTTACGGGTAATCGTGCCTCCTGCTGAGTTGTAGGTACATGCACTTACTTCCCAGTCGTTCGCATCGCCGTTGAAATTGCCCTCACCTAGCGAGAACATGACATACACCTCCTCGCCATCGGAAAGCCTAGACGCAAACGTCTTAAAGCCCGTTACGGCCCCGCCCAGAGTTACATCTCCTGTGCCGCCTGAAGATATAGACTCCTGAATCATGTTGAAAGCTTTAGCCATTACTTAACCTCAATTATAACCGTAATCGGCCCTATCTGAGCCTGAATGATAGACGCTTGCGCGGGGTCGCTGTATTTACCAGGCAAACCACTTTCAACCGCTCTAATCAAAAAAGTGTGAGTCCCTTGCGCAGCATCAGCCAATGTAAAATCAACAGCGTTCGCTTCAACCTGGATAGGATCTTGAACAACATTATTAACAGTGTGATGAATATCGTATCTATCAAGCTGAGCAATCGCTGTACCATCTTCGCGCACCTCGGGAGCTGTCCAGGTTAAAACGATGTCAGACGCATAAGCACCCGACGCGAAACCCCATAATATAAACGCTTTGGCTAGATTCTTCATTGGCATAACTCCAGATAGTAAGCGTTGTTTAAATTAACCTGATCAATTACTGCCTGCGGCGCGTCAAGATAGTTTCTTACTGGCTCATACACATAGCAATAGCTATTAATCGTCGTTGTCGTTGAAAGCAGACTGCACGAAGCCTGCGATAGCAAGATTATCATCAAACCTGCACGTGAGACCATGTTGCACCAATAATAGCGTTATAGGCAGACGATTGCGAAACACCCATAGATCTAGCGATAGATGCTGCACTCTCTCCTGAACCACCTCTAATCCTAGCCCTCCCTATAGTTGAAACTTCATACCCTTTACTGCCTTCTATGTGAGTCCAAGCTTCAATCATTGAACCTACCCTCTACCTTATCAACATAATCACTATCAGACTTAAGCTTATCACGCGCTTCGCGTTTAACATCTAACACCCCCTCCCATTCGTCAAGCTCTTGTTCTGTCTGCCTAAGTCGCGCAGATTTACCAGCCAAGCCCGCTACGAACCAGATAATAAACAAAACACCTATACCTAACGCGCCGAATAACCAGCTCATTTTTCTTTAGACTTGGCTATATGTGTTTTTGTTGTGAATCGCAAAATAATATTCACAATCGACATAATGCCAGCAACAATGCTTGTCTGTGCTTCTGGATCTAAACCTAGATCAAGACCGAACGCGCCCGTTACAGCTGCGATAAGAGCTACCAGGTTTACCCATAACGTCTTAGATTCGTACCATTGTTTTTCCATCTCGCCCACCTTATGCTAGCTGTTGTTGTGCCCATAACGAGATTTTACCAAAGTATTCCTTATCTGGCGACTTTCTGAGTATTCTTTGATCAGAAACGCCTTCTATACTGCCAACCGAACCTGTAACGAGTAGCGCTGGTATATTGAATTTGTCACAAAGCCAATTGACATCACTGCCTTTAATTGACATGCCTCTCTAAGATTCTATCTGTGTGTTTTGTGATCATGCAGGTTGAAAATTTGCAGCAATGCCTTTGAGCCTTCCAGCTAGAATTGAGCATCGAGTAGTAACGTTCTGATCGATG